GGAAAACCAACCACAAGCAGTATCTAATGCAATGTACGATGATATTATAATGTGTGCTAAGCAGATACGAAAACAATATGATAATAGTGATTGATATGTAGATAAGAAATTAGAGAAACTTGAATCACTAAAGAATGTTTGAAATGAACCACTAAAAGTAATACAGATGTTTGATAGCGAGAATTTAAAGAAGTTTAAATCTATATGTGATAAAAGGACTTGTGAATATTTTAAATCTTGTATAAATTAAAATGCTAGAGTTTGGAATAAAAATAACATATATGGATAGATGGGATTGACCAGATACACAAGAAAGATGGTATAAAAGTTTAGAGGAGAGAAATAAAGAATATGATAAATGGTATAAGGAAGATTATTTGCAAAGAGATAGGAAGTGGGGTAGTAAAGTTCCTGATGAATATACGCAATATGAAAAAATACATAGAGTTGTTTTAGTTAGTAACAGAATTAAATAAAATGTGATTACTTTGATGATTAATAGATATTGTAACAAGTCCTATAAGAGGAGTTGCTACTGTAATAAAAGATGTAAGTTGAGATAACTGAGAAGATAATCAACTTATAAGTCTAATGACACTGTGAGCTTCAAGTGTCCTGAAAGGAACTGCTGAATGAATAAAAAAATGAGCAGATGAGATTACTGAATAAGTTTTAGATATTAACTTAAAAAAATGGAAGATTTAAAAGCAGAATCATTACAAGAGTTTGAGATAGATAATTGGTTAGAAAAAAGAAAGAATCAATTTATGGAAGAAATTAGATTAAATCATATCCCTAATTTACTTAAAATAACAGATATATTTGATAAATCTGAAGTAAAGATAGAATATGACGAAATAAAAGAGATGATTCAAAGAATTTTTACTTTATAACTTATAATAAAAATGACTACAGATAAAGATAGGCTTATATTCTTACAATGTTTAGAAAATTTTTGAGTAGATAATCGAGATTGATATTGATTTGCAGAAGAACAATACAAAGAAATTAAAAAAACAGAGCAGAAATATAAAGACACAACAGAGGCTATATTAAAATGATTATCAGATTTTGTGGATATATCAGAGCCTAATTTAGGTATATGACGAAAGGATTGAGTAGAAGAATATATGATAAATTTTTTGGAGTATGTGAAAAAAGAAAAGGATTTTAACTTATAATGCCATTATAAATGCAACCAAAGTATAAAGTATGAGATAATGTAGAATTTAAAGATTATAGACTTTGTCTTATTTGAACAATCAAACAGGTAAATATAAAAAGATTTCTATTCTGGAAATATTATCAATATGATATTACTGAAACAAGATTATGATTAAGAGATGTACATATAACTCCTGAACGAGATATTTATTGAGTAATTAAATAACTATGCAAGATACTAAATTAGAGTTTATAGAAAATATTGTTAAATCTGAGTGGGAGTTAAATACAGCGTGAATAAGAGAAAGTATATTAACTAATCCACGAAATAAAAATTTATTCCTAGTGTTTAAGACAAAACAAGAAGTAATAGATTATCTTTACAATTTAAAATTATAAAACTATGCAAACAGTAGATGAGATACACGATGAGATAGTTATGGAAATTTATAAAAAAGATAGTGAAAAATTAAAAAAACTAGAAGAAGAAATGAAAGAGATAGATATTAGAAGGACTGAAGACTTTAGAAAAATTAATAATTTTCATAGATTCAAAATTATGCAGAAACTAGAGGAATCAAAAAAATTTTCTGACGAACAGTTAGCAGAAATATTACACCATTTAGATTATTACTTTAAATACTAATGAAAGCAAAAGAACTAATAGAACTTATAAAAGACTATCCAGAATTTGATATAATACTTCACGATGATTTTATACAAGACTGACATTGGAAAGGTATCACTAGAAAAGATATTATTTGAATAGCTGATATATGACATAGTAGTGAATTGATAATTTTAGATGTAAAAGATAATGAAGATAGAGTAGTACATATAGCAGACTATAACGATTACAATCATAATTGGCAAGAGTATTCTCACTATTGAATACAACCAGCTTGAACAGACCAGAATTGAGTATTTTATAATATAGAGAAATGGGAAGAACTTATGAAAAAGAAATGATATATAGTAAGGCATAATAACTTTAATTTATTAGACAACTAAAATGGATAAAAAAGAAGTAGTAATAACTAAAGAGGATAGTATCTGAAAAGATGAGATGTACTGTGAATGGTTTTCTTGTCCTGAATGTGGAGATACTTATATAGCAAGATGTTTTAATTATTGTCCTAATTGTGGGTTGAAAATTATTTTTAAAGACTAATTATTAATTAATGTATAACATATATCCACAGATACTTTGCCAACCTAATTTGATAAAACCTATGCACTGACTTAATCCTAGAACGCTACTATGACAGAAATGGTGGGATATACAGAGAAAAAAGGCTTACGAAAGGAACGACAACCATTGTTTATGATGTTGAGTAGAGAAGAGTAAGGCTAGACCAGCCCGTCTTAGTGCTCACGAGATGTATAATATAGATTTCAATACCTGTACATATACATTAAGTTCAATAGTGCCTTTATGTGATAATTGCCATAACTTTTGTCACTTAGGTAGAACTACAGCTTTACGACATAAATGAGAAATATCTACTATTAAATATAATCGTATATTGAAACATTGATTAAAGATATTGAAAGATAATAATTTAGATGTAGAAAAGACTATGTTAGATATGTGTTGATGAGATATGAGTAAACGATACCCTGAAAGAAACTGAACGTGGTCTAATTGGTGACTAGAGATTGATTGAGTAAAATACTATACAAAATTTAAACATGTTTATGAACGAGCCAAATTTTATAATTAATAATATAACACTATGCTATCAAAAGAAGAAAAAATTTACTGCCCATTCTGTTGTTTAAATGTTGTGTGAGTTAAAGAATATGAGGAAGAAAGAGAAGTAGATGAGAATAAAAAACTATATGGAGAGGCTTGTGAAACTTGTAAAGAATGACTTTCACTCTGAGTAAATCTTTTTTGTGTCTGAAAAAAATGAGAGGTAGAACACGAATGAAAGATGGTAGATATACCTTGTTGTAATATAATCACAGTATCAAAAGAAGTACTAGAAAAGAATGGATTTGTAGAATGAAAAGATTTTGAGCTTTGAGGAAAGATAGAGATAAAAGGTTGTGTACAATGTTCACCTGATAGAAAAATACACTTTTAAATTATAAAATATAAATAAGATGGTAGATTGTTATTTTTACAAGTGATATTATATTACTTAGGTATGTACCTATATTGGTTTGTTTGTTAGAAATTTTTATTTGTTTAATTCATATACTATATGCTAATTTTATTGCTAATACCGTTAATAATACTGATAATATCGATAATAATATTCATACATACTCGAGTGGATGTGAACCGTGAACTAAAAAACCTATAAAACTAACTTTAGTCATAAATATAAGTTGTTAATAATAAAATAAAGTTTCTAAAAATATTTCATCTAAGAGAATGATGATACGATGTATTTTTGAAAAAAATATGTTGTATATCATTGATTGTTTTTAATTTTTAATCCAATAGCAATGGAATTTATATCAGAAGAAGAGATAGCAAAAGAGGTAAAGAAAACTCTGGAGAAAGTTTTGTGAGATAGTATTAATAACATAACACAAACAGCTATAAGAGAAGAGTTAAAGAAAATAGTAAGTAATAGTTTGGATGTACAGGCTATTAAAGATATTCTAAAACAAGAAATAGATACAAGGGTAGGTATAGTTGCAAAACAAGCTGACGAGTATTTCACTACTACAGTAGGTAAGACTAGAATATCAAAATGTGTATGAGAGTATATAGATACTCATTGATTCATACCTACAAGTTTAAGCCCTGTAGAAAAAGATGTTATAGTAAAAGATGTTATAGCTAGTGTAGAATGAAATTTATGAAATATGGTACAGACTAAAATAGATACAGATTTAACTATACAGCAATCTATAAGCTATAATGTAGCACAGGCACAGACAGGTATGGATATTAGAAATGTTATACTTAAACTTAATAAATATTGATACTTTAATGAAGCAATTAAATTACAAAACGATATAGATTGTTGAGTTTTACCAGTTATAAATAGTGCTAATACATCATACTAAAATCTATAAAAATCTCTTGCAATTTAAAATATTATTCTTATAATGTCATAGTTAAATAACTAAATAACTTTATATTATAAACTAACTATAAAAATGGAAATTTTAAAAATCAGGGAAATCCCTAAGGTAATAAATTACCTACAGAAAAACTATCTCAATAACGGTACATTCTCAAAGAGATTTGAGGTAGAGAAAGTTATGAGTTTACTGAAAGAAGATTACTGTGATTGAATTTATGAAGAACGAAGAGAGAATAATGAATATAATCTTAATGTATGATTTGATGAAGCCTACGCTCCAATGAATTGTAATAACTGAGCTAATTTAGATAAGCTGGAAGAATTTACAGAAAAAAGATTTTTAGATGAGTTAGATTGAGTTTTGAGTTATGAAAATGTATTGAAAGCGGTAGAATTAGAAACTTTTTAAAGATGATAAAACAATACACTTGTATATCTACACAAGAAAAAAAACAGCTAGAGGTTGTTTACAAGACCTACTGATACTACAATGTTGAGTTAGTAGATAGATTAAGAAACTGAAATTCAATTACTTTAACTTTTAAAATTAATAAATGAAATATAAACTATTAGAAGATGTGAAAATTTGTTGAGCTACTTATAACGCTTGAACTATCGAGGATGAAGAAACCCGATTAAAAGAATACTGACTCAATGTTAATATTCTAAAGGACTGGTTCTCCGAATGTGGAGTTTACGAAGACCTAAGAAATCAACTAGCCTGAGATTTTTCTAAGCAATATGATGATGAGGAAGAACTATATACTATAAAAGAAACTATAAGAGAGTTTTTAGGTGTAACACGAGAAGAAATAGATAAGCTGTCATACTCAAAATATACTGTAGAGAAAGAAATAATGTTTTTTGAATGACCACTTTGAAGAGAAAGAGTTTGCTTTGTAAAAGATGTAGATAAATTATTTAAAGATAGAAATTTACTTATTAATTAAATTAAATGAAATCAATAATATCCCCAATGCTTACAACTGTAGCAGATAATGTGTTTGATAAAGAAAACCGACAGGGTGAAATATTCTTCAACTGAGTAAGAGTTTTTTTAGAACGAGATTCTGAATGAAAAGCATATCTAAATGACACATTCAAAGATTACCTATTTGAGGATTGTCCTACACTAGCTTGAACTATTTTAGATTGAGAAATTATCGTTAAAATCAACGGTGAGTTCGTTAAGGATTGAGGCTCAGAAGAAGTCAATAAATTATCAAGTATAAGTGAAGCTCCAGAAAATGTAGAGTTTGTATATGTAGTATATGATATTCTTAGCTTTTTAGGTAGAGATTTACAAAACTATCCACTACATATAAGAAAGACTATACTAGAGGAAGCTACGATTAGTTTAGATAATGTATTTTCTGGGAAATATAACAAGAAAATCATCTTATCATTACCAATAAAGCATAACAAAGAAACATTCGATGCTATGGTAAAACAAGGGTATAAATGAATGATTATAAAAGATTTGAATAGTCCTTATATACAATGAGAAAAAAGTGAATTTTGGCAGAAAGTTATTTAATAATTCTCTTGCAATTTCAAACTATATTTATATAACTATATAAACAAATGAATACGATAACAAAAACTTGTGAGGTATGTAAGAAAGAGATGATATTAAAACCTATACAGAATAACAGAAAAATGTGCCTTAAATGTAGCTCAAGTAAAAATAAAGAAAGAAGTATTTTATATTCTAAAGAAAGAACAAAATGCAAGAACTAATAGATGAGGCTTTACAATTAGACAAAGAAATCAAAGAGAAAGAACAAATGCTTAAACTGATGAAGACTAAGATAGAAAGAGAAATGGTAGAGAAATGATTAAAAGAGATTATGGGAACTACTGGAAAAGTAGTATTTATTACCCAAAACAGAAAGAAAGTAAACGAAGCTGAACTATTTATTAAATTCTGAATTACCAAAGAAGATAAAGAGGCGTTTACAGAGATAAATACTATTGAGTTTATTAAGATGATAGAAAATAAGTAAAATTTACCAGCGTCAACAGTGAGACATTTGTTGGGTAGATAACCTAACATTGTTGTAGTAGATAGTAGAATAATAACTGGTAGAAATAATTACCTTTTAGATTTGAGTATCTGGTAGGGTTGCTGTAAATTAACCCAGTTTTTATAGCCTAATACATTAATTTTATAAGACACAGAAAAATGTGTCAATCAATGGATTGAGTATAAAAAATGAGATTAAATTTACACAACCAACATATACGCGTTATATGTAATATAATTAACCTTTTGAGTCATCATATCGTGGCAGGCGTAATGTTTCGCAAATAACCCAGTGAAAAAATGAAACATTATTAATGGGACTATAAATAAAAAATGTAATAAATCAAGAGAATTTTTATAAATCTTATTTTCTATTGAAATGTATAACAAAAAATGTATAGTATGTAAGACACCATTTATATGTGAACGACCTGCAAAGAGGCATTGTTCAGATATTTGTAAAAAAGAAACGAGAAAGTGAGTTAATAAAAAGTATTATAAAAAAATACATAAAGATTGAACAAAATAACTTAATTTACTAGATAAAAAATAAAATGAGAAAACTAACAGACGAACAGATTAAATTTATTGATTATTTATATGAAGATTGAAATTTTATTTACTCGTGAGACGAAGAATATGGTTTTCGTATGAGAAGATTAGATAGAGATATGTTATACTCTTTATATGAAAATTGAATGAGTCTAAATTATTATAAAGAATTGTGTTCTTATGTGGGTATGTTTTATAATAAATTAGAGTATTTAGATAGCTTTAATTGTGAAGAAACTATTAAGTTTATGGACAATTTTCAAAAATTTAAAACTATGTGTGATAAATGTTGAATAGAAGTAGATTTATTTTCAAAGGATATAAATATAAGAATAGCAGAATTTAATAATGAACAATTTAAAAAAATAAGAGAACAGAAAAATATAAGTTGTCAGTGAGCTATCTATGTTATAAGAGATGAGAAGTGAAAATACAAAATATGAAAAACAAAATCATTTAAAGATAGATATAAAAAATATATAACTGAAAATTCTGGTGAGTTAGAGGTTGCTGTAAATATACTTTGTGAAGATTATGATAGTAGAGAATTAGAAGTACACGATATGTTTAAAGAAAAAAGAATAAGAGGGGAATGGTTTGAGTTAGAAGAAAATGATATAGTTACAATAAAACTTTATTTACAGAAGTATGAGATTGTAGATGAAAAAATTAAAAGAAAGCACACAAAAAATTAAACTAGAAGTAACAGATGAGGATGTAAAGGAATTTATACTAGAGGTACAGGGTAATCAACAGGTTATAGATGATTTATCTAATTTTATATTCAAATTCACTAGCAAATATAAGCTGTGGAAATCTAGTCAGAAATATCAATGAACTTTATTTTGAAAATAAAAAAAACAGATTTAAAAAATTTACTAAAAGATTAAATGGAAGAAGAAGAATATATTGAAAAACTAACAGAATATGCTAAACCACTAATAAATTTAAAACTATCTAATAGAAAGCTTATAGAGAGGATAAGAGAAAAAGAAATGAAACTATATTGAGTTTATATTACTAATTATGATGACGATGGATACTAACTAATTTGAAATAGTAAATACATAACAAAAAATAATCTATATAGTTGGTATCAAGAACAAATTAACTTTATTTTGAAAATAAAAATGTTTGAAAAATACATAAACAATGAAAAGTTAAAAGAGAATATAGATAGGTGATTTGTTAAAGTTAATAAACACCCAGAAGAAGATATTTATATTCTCAATTATACCAATGATTGTCAGTTAGCTTATGCACGAGATGAAGTTAATATGCAATGTAGAGGATTAATACTAGACCAAGAATGAAATATAATAGCAAAACCTTTTAAGAAATTTTTTAATCGGTCAGAGGTAAAAGAGAAACCTACTTGAATGCCTAATTATATACTAGAGAAAGTTGATGGTTCTTTATGAATTATATATTACTACAAGTGAAAACGAAGTTTAGCATCAAGAGGCTCTTTTGATTCAAAACAAGCAATAAAGTGAAATAAGATGTTAAGTAATATTGATATGACTAATTGCCCTACTAACTATACATATCTTGTAGAAATAATATATCCAGAGAACCGTATTGTAGTTGATTATAAATGAAAATCGTGATTAGTTTACTTATGACAGGTAGATAGAAATACTTGAGAGGAATTTTTTATAGAAAATTGACACCCATTTACTAGTCAAGTAAAACAGTATTCGTTTTAATCTATAGATGAGATAAGAAAGCTAGATACAGAATGAGAGGAATGATTTGTATTAGTATATGAATGATGATATAAGATAAAAATTAAATTTGATAGTTATGTTAGACTACATAAAGCATATTCAGAACTTAGCACAATATCAATACGAGAAGCTATGAAAGACTGATATATAGATGATATTATTTGATTGTTTGAATGAGAAACCGTTGAACGGATAAATAAATGGATTGATAAAATAAACACTAATAGAAGAGATGTACTAGCAAATTCTAATTCAGTATATCTAGTTGTAAAATGAATGGAAACAAGAAAAGAACAAGCTATGTATATAAAAGAATATGCTATAAGTCCTTGAACTATATTCGCTATGATAGATTGAAAAGATATTGAAGAATGACTATGGAAATGTGTAGTACCTAGTAAACTATTTTTTACTTCACTAAATGTACCAAATGAAAAAAAAGAATAAGATAATATTTTTAAAGTGACTACCAGCCTCAGGCAAGAGTAGTTTTGCAAAGGAATATGTATCAAATCCAAAGAATAATTGTAATCGTGTAAATAAAGATGATATAAGAGCAATGCTTAATATATGAGTATGGAGTAAAGCTAATGAACATCAAGTATTGGCTATCCGTGATTATATAATAATAGAGTCACTTAAGAATAAAAAAGATATAATTGTTGATGATACTAACTTTGCACTTGTACATCTAGAACGTATGAAAGAATTAGCTAAGGAGTACTGAGCTATAGTAGAAGAGAAATACTTTGATACTGATGTGTATACTTGTATTGAAAGAGATTCACTTAGACCGAATAAGGTATGAAAAGAAGTTATACTTGATATGTACAATAAATACATTAAAAAGGAAAAAGTATATAACGAGGAGTGAACAGTAGTAATCTTTGATATAGACTGAACATTAGCGAGAATGGATTGAAGAAGTCCTTACGAATGGGAGAAAGTAGATACAGATAAACCAGTAAAGCAAGTAGTAGATGTATTAAATTCATTATCAAGGCAGTATTATGATATATACATAGTATCTTGAAGAGATGAAATATGTAGAGAGAAAACAGAGAATTGGCTAAAAGAAAATAGTATTGATTATTGTACGTTATTTATGAGAAAGGAGGGCGATAAAAGAGATGATACTATAGTTAAAAAAGAGATTTTAGGTTTTATATGAAAAGAGAATGTATTTGCTGTATTCGATGATCGCCCGAAAGTTGTGAGATTTTGGAGAGCTGAATGATTATTTGTATTTGATGTATGAGATTGATTAGATTTTTAAATACTTAATAATATTATGAAGAAAAAACCTACAATTAAAAAGTTAAAAAACATTATTAAAAATATAGGAAAAGATTACAAATTGGATATTTGATATAGAGTTAAAGAAAAAGATTGAAACATTATAAAAGATGTAGAATTGTTGGAAATATCACTATGTAAAATATAGTCTTTTAACTTATAATAATAATATGAATATAGAAAAACTAGCAGAGTGAATGCACAGAGTATGGAGTAATTGGTATAGATACCAAAGAGACAACTCTACTCCTGAAAATATAGCAAGACGGGAAAAACAATCAGATAGTTGGTATTGAGATTTATCTGAACAAGATAAAGAAAAAGATAGAGAGATAGTAAGAAAACTTTTTAATTTATAACGCCATTATAATGTTTATAATTTGATTTTCAATTTCATTCATTACTACGTTAGTGCTTTTTTTTATATTTTATAGTATAAAAGAATACAGAGAGAATAAGATTATTCCAATACTAGAGAGAAAAGACACAGATATAGATTTACTTATATTAAAAGAAAAGACTAAAGAAGAGTTTATAGAAAAAATAGAATCATTAGTAAAAGAACTTTGATTAGAGATAAAAGAAAGAAAAGATATATATAATCATAATAGTGATAAAGAAATAGTTAAATGAATAGAAGTGTATAGAATTTATAGTACAAGTGATATGTTATCACTAAGAAATACAATATTATCTTTAGAAAAATTAAAAACTTTTAAATAATAAATAAATAACCTATGACTTATTTCTTAATAGTACGATGAATAATTGGAACACTAATATTAATTTGAGCAGGTATTGAAGTTTGAAGTAGGACAATGGAGATATTGAAAAGTATTGATAATAGTTTAAAAGAGATTAAGAAAACTTTACAAAGTAAATAATAATATAATGATAAAAGTAGAATTACAAAATAAATTTGTATATGTTCGTATTGATGATAATGATTGAATGCTTATAAGAGATGAAAAAGGGGAAGAAAAAAATATTACACATAATAAACGAGTAAGTGATTGTCGTAGTCATTTATTAGCAACATTTTGAGAAGATACAAAAATTAGTGATATTTCTGATGCTTGTAAAAGATATTCAATTTTACCCAAATAAATACAAATGAAAAGAGACCAACTATCAAGTACAAAACCTGTAGAGAAAGAATTTTATCAACTATCAGCAAAATGATATACCATATCAACTTGTTTTTCTGATTGGTTAGAAATGATAGTATCAACTTTTATCTGGGCAGTAAATAGAGATGAGGAGTCAATAAAAATAATAACAGAACTCAATACTAAATATTGAGAAGATTATATCTATTTCAGTAATGCCTTTGATAGTCTAGTAGAGATTATGGAGGTAGAGAGAGATGATTATTTATGAGAGTTCTATATGAGATTTATTACTTGATGAGAGAACTGACAATATTTTACACCTACCCATATATCTGATTTAATGTGACAGCTAGGTTGAGAAGTAGATCCTTGAAAATCTGTATTAGATATGTGTTGTGGTAGTGGTAGAATGTTATTGTGAGCTATGAAAGTAAATAGGGATAGATATTATACTTGACAAGACTTAGATAGAAGATGTTGTTTAATGTGCGTTATAAATTTATTTTTGAATGGTCTAAACGGGGAGGTGTATAGATGAAATAGTCTAGCTTTAAAGAAAGAAGAATGACGAAGATTTAATTTCAGATTTTGAATACCTTATATCTGTAAAATATGAGAAGAGGAGTTGACTAATAAAAAAGAAGAAGCAATAGAAGAGGAGATAGCTGATAGTTTACTCCCACAAGAAGTTAGTTTGTTTTAAATTTTAATAAAAAATAATGGTAGAAAAGAAAACAAGATGACCTTATAAAAAAAAAGTTGTAGAAAAAACTCCTGTAGTACAAAAAAAAGAAAAAACTAAAGATGTAATTAAGGAGAATAAAGCTACAAAAAAAGTATCTAAAGAAGATATTAGAGAAGTAGTATTGAAAGAAATTTTAGAGAAATTAAAAAGAGATTCGGAACTTATGATAGAAGATTTAGAAGAAATGTTTGACGGTAAAGTACCAACAGAAATCAAAAAAGAAGTTAATAGTATGATGTTATGTTTAAAAAAGAATGATGTAGAGTGAGCTACTAGTTGTTTTATGAAATTAGAGGAGATGTTAGAAGAACACGAAGATGAGGAAATACCACTTTTTGCATTAGAAGTAGTACAATATGAATGAGATGATGTAGATGTCCACTATGAATGAACTCCAGTACATTTAATGAAAGTAGCGGAAGCGTTATGAGGTTTGTTTAAAAAAATGGGGGAAGAAGATATTAAGAAATGAAAAGTAATAAATGTAGTTAATGCTTTTGTATCTACACTATACAGTTCACTTAATTAGTATTGATTTTTTGAGTTAAATAACTATAAGTAAATATACTACTATCTATTGTACATAAAACCACAGTAGTTAATCCTCGCGAAGAAGTAGTATATTTGTACTAACGCTCAGTAGGTAATATACTGAAAAGCCTCTTAGTACACTACTGCGGGATAGAGAAACGGTTATCTCAGGTTGCTCATAACTACTTGTCCGCAGGTTCGACTCCTGTACCCGCAATGTATATTAAGTTTTTAGCAAAAAGCACTTGAAATAATAGAATAAAAGGATATAGTATCTCTGCATAGAAATTATTATACAGAGGTATTAAAAGATAAGGTGTGAAGTTTCCGTATGGTAATTTCTATGCAACACTTTATCTCTTAATACCTTTTTATTAAATGGAAAATGTACAAGAAATCCGAAAGGATATAAAAGATTATGAATGATATAAAATTAATAATTATTGAGCAGTAAAGAGTTTCAAATATAATAAAGAAAGAATATTAAAACCAAGATGTAATCAGAGGTGATATTTATATGTTAATTTATGTAAAGATTGAAAGTATAAGTCATCAATAGTACATAGATTAGTAATGGAAAATTTTATATGAGATTCTTGTTTAACTGTTAATCATATTGATGGGAATAAATTTAATAATAATATCGATAACTTAGAATATTGCACAGCTAGAGAAAATATGCAAAAAGCACAAGAAACTTGATTACTAAGACGTAAGAGTTGGCATAAAAGTAGAAAGTTATTAGATGAAGATGTCTTAAATATAAGAGATATGAGAAAAACGTGATTAACTTGAACAGAAATAGCAAAAAAATATAATGTGACTAAAGGTGCTATATATGCTGTTTGTTCTGGAAAAGTTTATTCATATATTAAATAAAATATTTTAATCCATAAATTACATACAAAATGTTATACATTAAATCTATTACTAAATGACTTATTAAATGAACTGCTTACAATGGAACTATGGCAACTATAATCCAGTTAGCCGAGAAATCTAAATGAAAGATATGGAAACCTGATACTATTATTGAAAAGATAAAAGAATATAACTTGGAGTATGTGTTATTCAGATGAAGTATCACAGAAAACCCTGATATTAAACCTATCATTACTTGATTGTCTTGAATAAGATATAAAGCTATAGTAGAAACAGACGCCTCAGATAGTATAGAACCAATAAGAAATATTAAATGAATAAGCTTTATTATTCATACAACAGCCCCTACAGAGAAAACAAATACAGTAAACCTAAAAAATTTCCAGAATGTAAAAGCGGAAGATGAGGTTATATTTGAATTAAACACTCAAGAAGATTATGATAACACAATGCAATTCTTAAAGAACGTAAACATAATTAAACCTATAGTAACATTTGTAGTACCATCAGAATGAGATTTATTAGAAAAACTATATTCAATTAAGACATTAAGCAGAGTAAGAGTTTTAGTAGCTTAAATATAATATGAACGAAATAATAAACGAAGAGGATATAAAACTTGCAGAGAAGCAAGAGAAATTACAAAAAAGCTATACGCTATTAGACATAGAAAGCGTAGTCCCGAACTCATATAACCCCAACAAACTAGAATGAGTAGACTTTCAAAAGCTAAAAGAGAGCCTAGAGAGAGATGAATGAAACCGAAAGCAACCTATTATAGTAAGAGAGCGTCCAACAGAGACAGGTAAGTATGAAATAATAGATTGATACCATAGACATAAAGCTATGAAAGAATTATGATTTGAGGAAGTAGTAGTAGTGATAAACAATGTAAGCGAGGCAGAAGCTATGCTACAAACAATAAGTATGAATAAACTAAGAGGTAATCCTGACCCAGTATTATTATGAAGTCTAATAAACATATTGAAAACAGAGCATAAAATGACGGATAAAGAGTTACAAGATAACTTATGATATACAGATGACGAATTAAAAACTATAGAGTCATTTTCAGATTTCAATTTTGATAAATACGAAGATAACGATATATTGGAAGACAAAGAAGAGAAGTTAATGATAGAAGATATAAAAAAGATAACACTAACTTCAGAATGACAAATGTTATTGAATAAGATAATGCTTGAACTGAATATAAAAGACGAAAGTTTGGCTTGTCTTGAGGCACTTAAATGCCTAGCTGATAAATTAGATTGATGAGTAAGCAAAATACACACAAAAGAAGATATAGCTGATAGTTTAATCCCATTTTAAATAAAAATGCTAGTGAGAAAAACACTAGCTTTTCTTGTGTCTACAGTTATTGACATATATAGTTATTGTGATTAAATTATTGAAAACCTTACAATACCTAAGCCATTTTTTAAAAAGTAATAAATAAAAATGAAAGTATTATCACTATTTGATTGAATAAGTTGTGGAAGGATAGCTTTAGAAAGGGCTTGAATTAAAGTTGATGAATATTATGCTAGTGAAATAGATAAGAATGCTATACAAGTATCTCAGGACAATTATAAAGATATTATCCAGCTTTGAGATATAAAAAAAATTAAATATGTTAAAGATTGTTGGTTACCAGAGTATTGACCAAATAACCAACTTCATTATGTAGAAAACAATCTTCTTATATCTAAAATATGTAATAAGGTAGATATAATTATCTGATGAAGCCCTTGTCAAAGTTTTAGTGTTGCTTGAAAACAAGAATGATTCGACTGAAAGAGTTGATTATTCTATGAATATATAAGGCTACTAAAAGAAATCAAACCAAAATATTTCTTACTAGAAAATGTTAAGATGAAAAAAGAGTGGCAAGAAGTTATAACAAACACACTTAAAGAAATATATCCTGAATCACAGGTATATAACATAAATAGTAAATTAGTATCAGCTCAACTTAGAAATAGATTTTATCGGACTAATATACCTTGAGTTGTACAGCCAAGAGATAAATGAATATTGTTGCAAAATATACTAGATAACTGATGCACAGACAGAGAGAAAGCAAGAGCAATATTAGAGAGTGAGAGTAGACCGTTAATATCAAAAGATAAAATGTGGCGTAGATATTTTAATACATGATTTACTACTATAGTTTATGAAAATAATATAAACGATAAAGACAATATTAGGTATTTTACACAAAAAGAATTAGAAAGATTACAAACACTACCAGAATGATACACAAAAGTATTAAATAGGAATAAAGCAGCGTGAGTAATATGAAATTGATGGACTGTTGATGTAATAGCACATATTTTTAGTTTTATAAAGTAACAAAATGTTAGAGTCAGAAACAAAAGTAATCCCAGATGTAAAGCTAAAAAGAAGAACTACATACCCTAAGTGATTAGAGTTTAAAGATTTACCTGATGATTTAAAACAGGCTATCTGATTACCAAACTGAGCTAGTTCACTTTCTGATATAATAGAGGCTGACCCTAAGGTACAGGAACTTATGAAAGAAGAGTTATCTGTAGTTGATTGAATGGAAATAAAACAGTTTGAACCAACAGGTAATAGTAATAATTGAAATAGCTTTATGTGAGTTCCTCGTGAGTTAATAGAAAGAAGAAACAATAAGATACTTGATTGGTATACTATGGGTATTTGATTCAGAACTATACTACATAATATAAATTTATTGGAAAAAAAACGGTGATGGTGAATATTACAAACAGAAAAATCAGTTCGTAAGATAATAGCTGATTACTATACAAGTATAAGACCCTGAGTAGATGAAGCTAATGTTTATAATGATTCGATGAGAGAGGCAGCGTATACAGCACACGAGGCAGTTATAGAAAGACTAGCAAGAGTTGTTATAGATAAACCTATGGATGCTTGGAAATCAACTTTTGAGTATTCAATAGTGCTAGAGAAACTTATACAAGCTCATCAATTGAAGATCGACAATAGATGATGGAATCAGACCCGTGCGAATCCAATTACAGCTTTACAACAGAACAATCAGATAAATATAATAAACCAAAATGTAGATACTCATACTAATTCTTTAAAAGAAGAAAGTCTACAGAAATTGATGTCAGAGTTAGATAATATATTAGAGGGTGAATAATGTTATAACGCCATTATAAGTTAAAATTTATGCAAAAAAATCCAGCTAGAGTTTCATTTCTGAAAATGAATTTTACTTACCAAAAACAAAATGAATAAGGAAGACGAACAGTATATCAAGATAATGGAGACTATATATAAATCACTCCATAGTCTACCTAAAGCAACCCAACAGGCTTTAAGAAGTTTCTTACCTAATACATTAAACTATATAGATGCTAAATACCTTGTAGAGTGGATAAAAAACCCGATGAAGTGGAGATATCCTAAAGTAAGTATAGATACATTCTTAGACAGCAAAAAATACTTATGATTAAAGAAAGTCTACCCTAAGATAAGAGAAGTATGTAACGCTATAATAAACTGAGATTATAGAGAATGAGTTATTGTCTGTGGTATCGGTTGTGAAGAGGTATGAACTAAAATATTGATGTTTGGTTGAACTATAAAGTCTAATCAAGATATTGTAGTATGAGATTTATTGATGTGACCAGATTGAACTTCAAGGGAAGTACTGAGTATTCACAGCTGAGAAGATTGGTTATATTGTGTTAAGTGTGAGTTATGACTAAAATATGTTACAGCAAATCATATTTTGAGTGTTGTATATAAAAACAAAGTGTTAAATATATCAGTATGAGAATTAAATAATGATTGGGATAAATTATGAAATAGTTTATTATATGATAAAGATTGAAATACTTATGTTTTTGATTTGAATAAATCACATATCTGAAAATTTATTTGACTAGAAGTATCTTGAGATAATTTATACTGTTGGGATGATTGAATAGTAACCCACAACTCTTGAAAATCGTTTACTTCACAAGTATTGGCTTGTTATCTAGTACATTCATTACTTTGTCTAAGAGACCCACATTGAAATTACAACCTTGAAGCTGATAAACCAATAGCGGTACTGAATATGTGACCAAGTGCAACTCAGGCAAAGGATATAGTGTTTACTTGAATAAGAAATTTCATAGTTAGTTGTCCACGATTTCAACAATTTAATCCGAAAGTGTTATCTGAAACTATAGAATTTCCACAGCATAAAATATTGATGTTTGCTTGAAATAGTAAATCAGAGAAAGCACTATGATATAATGTATTTGCTTGAATATTAGATGAGGCGGCGTTTTTTATTGATAATGATCAAAAAGAAGTAGCAAAGGACATATTCCAAGCACTACAAAAGCGTATTACTTCAAGGTTTTGAAATAACGGGTTAATGCTTATGATTTCATCGCCAAAATATGTAGGAGATTTCATTATGAATAAACTAGAAGAGAGTAGAGAATTAGATGAAAACTGAAATAGAAAATATCCTTATATATATTCTATACAATTACCGACATGGAAAGTAAAATGACTAGATCATGTTGATAGAAGTAATACTTTCTTTCTGAATGTAACCACAAACGAGATAATAAAAGACGAAGCACTAGAAGAGGTTAAAAGTAGCTTATTAGTAAACTATATAGATACAGAATGATTTTGACCAGAATATGATATTTGGGAGATAGATTGAATACATAGGTCTGCATTTATCCAGAACCCAGAGCAAGCAAAAAGAGATGTAGGAGCAACCCCAAGTGAAACAATATCAGGATTTTTCCCTAATTTAGAGCTGGTGAGGAGATGTTATAATAGAGAGAGAAAAGACCCAGTAGTAAGTCCTTGACACTATGTATTTACAGAAAGACCGCTAAGACTACCGTATTATATCCATATAGATATATGATTTAATAAAAACGGCAAAGGTGACCACACAGGATTTGCTATGTGACATTTCGGATGACGGATAAAAGATGAAGCTACAGGAGAAACAAGGATGAATTATGTAATAGATTTAGTAGAGAGAATATGAGTATCAGAATGAAAGATAGAGATAGACCTTGCAGATGTAAGACAAAGGATATATGATTTGAAAGCTATGTGATTCAATATAGCATTAGTGACATTTGATAGCTATCAATCGCATGAGTTCGTGGCAATATTAAGAAAGAAGAATATCAAGGCTGAATATGTATCGGTAGATAAGACAATAGATCCTTATAATTTATTGAAAGCAGCGATATACGAAAACAGAATAGATATTTACTATCACGATGTATTAAATGCAGAGTTATGTTGACTAGAATTGATTAAGTGAACTAAAGTAGACCACAGAAGTTGAAAAAGTAAAGATGTTTCTGATGCAGTTGCGTGAGTTGTCAATAATATACAAAATAATACACATGCAGGAGAGATGTGAGTAAGAGTATCAAATACTAATCTAACAGAGGCAGAGAAGGCACAGAGAGAGAAAGAGGCGAAAGAGAATGTAATTCGTAGCCAGATGAGAGTTCTTGCAAAACAAGAAGAAGTTTTAGACCGCATGTGATTATAACCTCTCCAAAGGAAAACATAATAAATAGAAATCCCGATTTTCATTTTCAGAAAACAATTTTAAATATTAGATTATAATACTATGGCAAGAGCAATAAATAATGGCTGGGATTTTATAAGAGTATGAAACACATACCAATACAAAGAAGACTGGTTTATCGCAGAACTGATAATACTTGAAGACAATTCAAATAGTGATTACTATAGCTTTAAAGTAAAAGTTTTAAATAGTAATGACAAACCACAACAAAACTGATTATTTGAAGTAATGCACACAAAAAAAGAAAACTGATATTATAGTGGTATGTCTCAGTTTTACGAAGTGCCAGAATATACAGTAGTATATTGACGGACACGGAACAACGAAAGATGAGAGTATTTGAAGAAGTAGCAAAATTTCCTCTAAAAAATCCGGGATAAAAAAGGGATTACAAAAACACACTCTCCAATAGAATACACTATAAAACAAAACATCAATTTTCATTTTCAAAAATGAATCCCAGAAACTAGATTTGAGCCTAGTAGCTTATACCGACTACCCCAGACTTATAATGACATTATAAGTTAGATTTTCGTTTTTAAAAATGAACCTAAAAACCCGGCAAAGTGGCTTATTATATATGAATAGCTTATAAATTTTCCCCAAAAAAATCGGCAAAGGGGATTTCTGCCAACTAATACAATAAACAATATACATAATATACAATAAACAATACCCCAAACCCTAGTCCGTTTCCTCCTAGCCCCAACACCCACCCTCAAACAGTACTCAATCAAACTCTCCACCTGCTTTGCTACCACAATAGGACTGCACACACACTAACCCTGCACGAATTAGCCTGTTTAGAAAGAAATGGCTTTAAACCCAATCAAACTAAAGAAAATCAATATATCAAATAACCCTTACAGCTACATCACTACGCTCTTTTTTGTTGTTACTATTGAAAGAATTAGCTCTAAACCTAGTCAAACTAAGGAAAATCAATATACCATATTATGGTCACAGCTTTTTGCTTACTTATGGAGTTTTGGCTTACTACCTAATCAAACTAATGATTTTCACTTACCCCTAAAACATCAACAGCTACAGAATTTCACGAATCGCACACGCGATAATACGCACAAAAAGCTCTCTAATGATTGAAAAAGTAAAAGCAAAAACAGATTTTCATTTCCAGAAATGAATTATAAAAACTGGATTTGGTAATTCTGAACTTGAATAGTAGAGTATTCTGGCGCTTTTCTTAATTTTACCACCCTAAATTTTAGAATGCAGTTCAACATACGGAAGTCGTAGGGTTTGACCCCCCTAAAGTATGAATTTGAATAGAAAACAGAGAAAAGGCGACAAAAAAATTAGATTTCCTAGTTCTCGTTCAGACGGACCTATTTTGTAAAGAAGAAGACAACGAGAAAAGCTAGGGGAAAAGGACAAACAAGACCACTTACAAAGAGAGAAGCTAGTTCTCGTTCAGACGGACCTACGAAAGTGGCACCAATAGAATATACCACCAGCAGGGGTGTGGGTGGATAGCGTGCAGTCGAAGAGGAAAGCGGGAGGAAACGAAACCAGTATAAGCAGAAAAAATATAGTTTATAGCTTGTTACTACTTGAAAGTAAATAAAATTGAATTAGTAAATAATTTGAAACCTATAGAATTTCAACTTGCTATAATTTGAAACGCTGATATTAATATTTACAAAGGTTCTTGAATGAAAGCTAGGCAAGAACTGGTCTTTTTTATATCTATATATCTATAATACTAGAATATCAAAAGATTTTTAATATTTCCCCTTGATTTTTTTACTATTATTAGTATACTAGCGGTCAGCTAGTATACATAATAGTAACTTTACAACACTATACTAAACAAAAAGGCTTATGCCTTTATAATAACATTATAACTATAAAAAGTCTAAAAATGTCTTGTAATTTAAGTAAAAAAGAATATACTATAAATACAAATAAGTTTTAAAATTTAACTAACTATAAAAAATGAATGAAAAAAAATTTAGAGAATTGGCAGAAAATTTTATTAATAATTTTCAAGAAAAAAACGGATATAGTTTAGATGTTACTATACAATGACAAAAAGAATTTTATAAACATTGTTTTCTAAAATATGGTCAAAAAAAATTTAAGTCTGTTTATGTATGATTCTTATCTTGTATGGCAAAATGAAAAGAGCTTATAGAAAACAATACAACAGAATGAAATTTAAACCATTACTTCTATACTAATTAATTTTTAACTTTTAACTTATATATAAAGATGTATACAATACAAAACACTACTTGAAATTTAAACTGATGTTTTTTTGTAAAGCTAGTTACTAGAAACTGATTTAAGTATTGATTCTATAATAGCAATATAAACAATGCAAAAAAATATTCATCTGAAAAATTAGCTTTAAAGATGTTATCAAAAGAAAAATATTTTTCTAATATAAACGATTATAAAATTACAAAAATATAAACTTTTACTTTATTAAACAAAAACAAAAAATGATTTTACAATTAATGATCTGTTCTATACAATTAAACACTTTACTAAATACTTTTGAGTGATCCCTAGAATATACAGTAGCGAGTAATTTATACTTTTATAATTCTTGCGATCTAATATGTAAAGAAAAAAATTGATATTATACTTGCAACGCTTCTTTTGTATGAAGTATGAAATAATAAAAAAAAGTATAAAAATGTCTTGCATTTTAAAATAAAATGATTATACTGTAAACATCAAATTGAATACAACTTTTTATTTAACCTATTACAGGTATTAAAAAATGTATTTTATAAACAAAGTCTTATCTGTTATTCTATAATAACAATTTGAGTATCTGAAATACACAGGCGAGTATTTGCAAGGAATACAACTTATAATAACATTACAATATAAAAAAGTCTAAAATTCTATTGCATTTTGTAAAATTATTCTTATACTAACACTATCAAATTTTAACTTATTAACTAACTAAAAAATGAACTTCAAAAAAACCTTTATTCTTTGACTATTAGACAAAGACACAAAACAACAACACTTCAACACAGTAGAAGCTTATAAAGTAGTAGAGAAATTAGTATGCAAGGCTTTTGGTGGTGGTACTATCTACCAAAGTCAAGGAGTGTTTACACATGAAGACGGAACAATGATTATTGAACCTTCAATAGTGATAATGACTATAACTGATAAGGATCACCAAGAATTTGTAACTGATCTAAAACACTTTTTTAACCAAGAGTCTATACTTGTAGAAGTAGTTAAAAGCAATGTATCTTTTGAGTAAACTTTTAATTTTTAACAACTTTATAAAAATGACTGATTTTAATAAAATTACTGATTTAATGGAAAAACTAGATAATCAAAAAAGAGAAATAGAAAAACTTCAAAAAATTATAGAAGACCAAAAAGAAGTTTTGCAACTTATAGCAAACAAAAATGATTTACCTCTTTAATTTATAAACAAATAAACAAAATGAAAAAAGCAAGCCTATTATTTACTATAGAATCATTGAAAGCTATAGTAGAAAATCTAAGAACTGATAAAAAAAGCAGTGATGCAGAGTTTAACTTTTACAAGTCATTACTAGAAAAATTAGTAACAGAGAAATTTGAAAAATATATTTTTTAATTTTAAAACAACTTATAAAATGATATATAAACAAAAAAATTGTTTTGGTGGTAAAATGTCTTATTTATGAGTAGCCTCATACTTTGCATATTGTTGAGATTTTAGACTTGAATTAACTAGTAAATACAAAAAAGAATATACAGGTGAATTTTGAAGAAATTATCAAGAAATTTTGGAAAAAAATATTGAGAATAAAAAATGTAGTAATTTGCAAATATATTATTGTTGATCGGAGTGATGAAAATATAAACAAGTGAAACTTATAGAAATGTTTACTGATCTTAAAAATAAATACACAAAAGAAGAACTAAAAGAAATATATTTGAAAGAATTAAAAGAATATAATTTATAATAAAAGACAAAAAAACAAGAAATACCAGTCACTACCTACTAATATTTAATATATAAAAAGTCTAAAAATGTCTTGTATTTAGTTATAAAAAGATTATAATAATTACAACACATTAGGAAAAGCTTTTATTTAATGTATTGCACATATTGAAAGCTTCTACTAATTACAAAACAACAAGCTCATCTACAAGCTTATACTGTAGTTTGACTATTAGGAAAGACTAACGAGGCGAGTGGAATGCTCCCAATTGTAAACCCTTTTTAACCTTTTAAAAACTAACTAAAATGAAAAAAGCAGAACTTACTAAATTATTATCTAATGTAAAATTTTGATTAAGAAATTATGAACAGACAAAAAACAAGTACGACGGAAAATTTAATAAGTACAACGAAGAGATCAAAATTTTGTGTCCTAACTACTCAAGTATAGAATCAATGTTTTATAATTCTAACCAAGTACAATATTACGGGTATGTTATCACTTGACTAAAAGAATCATTGAAAACTTGAAAAAAACTAAAGCAGTCAATTAAGTACTTAAAAAATTTAATTAATAATATCACCGCTGAAGTAATTAATAACGACGTTTGATTTCATACTTGACTTAAAAGCACTAGACCATATGCGACGAAAGTATATGTAAACAATTATAATAAAATCAATAATTTAATGAAAGAATTTTTGACTGATTATATTTTAGCTACTAACGAAACTATAAAATAATGATAAACATCACAACAGAAAAACAACTTGAAGAGGTAGTAAATTATTTGAAAGAAAACTGATTTTGATATTTCTACTCTTATTCTTTAAACAAAGAAAAAGTCGATCATATAATAGACAAAGCAAATACTTTAAATATTAATAATTTTGATAAAGAAGGACTAAAAAAGAAATTTACTTGAAGCTATGTTGAATTTGAAAACACTTGTAAAGATTTTTTCTCTAACTTTTGAAAATCTGATAAACTAGATGAATTACTATATAAAAGACTACCAACAATGAAATCAAAAGATTGAAGCAAGTATTGAATAAAAAGACTATGGAAAGTAAACAATAAACAAATTATATTTAATGCTTATTATGATTATTATACTATAAACTTATTAATGCTTTTATTATGATACACTGGATCAATTGATTATATTAGTGAATACAATAAAAAAGAATTAACTTGAACTTTTATTGATACATTTTGAAACGCTATACAATACAAAACCTTTCTAAACTGAAATATAAAGTTATCCGGAAATGTAGCAGAAATTAATAATAAAATAAAATCATTACTTGAAAAAAAGAATCAAGAAAACATCACTAAATGATACGATACAAAAAACAACCGGATCATAGAATAAATTTTATTTTTTTAAAAACTAACTAAAATGATAAATTACAACAACCCAAACAATACAGACCATACAACACAAAAAAATATATATATAAAAGAAATGGAACTATTAAGAAGTTTATGAATAGATGAAAACTCAATGACGCTAAACCAACGACAAAATCTTATTGATATAGTAGAAACCTATTGAGTAGAGAGAGAGCAACCACTAGAAAAAACATACGGTGACCTTATGCAAGACCTTAGAGCGTACGCACATAACTATAATTTAGCAGATGCAGAATGCGAACAGGACAAAGCCCTTTATAATATAATAGAAAAAAATAGAATATAATTTTTTAATTAATAACTAATAAAATAAATATGATTATTGGCATACTATTATTATATATAGTCAAGGAAGTTTTTAGACACTAGACAACACAACAAGCTATACACTATAAGTCTATAGCTTTTTTTTATTATAGTTTTATATACTAATAGCTCTATATAGTGTTATGCTTACACTGTAAGGCTACGGGGTGCGGGTTCTTTACATATTGGCAAACTTTCCAAATATCACGAAGAGTCTGGCAGGAAGCGGTGGGGCCTACTCCTCAAAATAGCGACCACGTGCGTACGAAGCCGAACTTGAATTTACCACGTTTTCCGAAACGATTAATAAAAACCAGAAGTAATAAACTATAATTTCTAAATAACTGGCTATATATGTGCAAAGAAAATCCAGTGCATAATACGACTACTCTATAACTATATAATTAAATAATATTCTCTTGCAATTAGTAAATATTTTCTTATAATGATATTACTTTAGATTAATAACTATAAAAGAAATGAGAAGATTACGGATAATATTACCTATATTATTATTAATACTATGGTGCGTTTATAATATTAAGTTACTTTGAAATAACGATAAATTAATGACCGAGAAAATCATTGAGTTAGTGGCAGTTGTAAATAGTAGGTTAAATACAGGATGAGTTGTAGAGGTATGAGAAAGATATGATGTTTGGTGAAACGTTTTAGATTGATATACATTTTGTGTAAATAAGGTTGTTTCTCAGGAATGAAATAATGTTAACTTAGAATGATTCTATGTATTAGATGAATGACTAGAGAATAGTATTATAACTGTGGCTGATGTTTGGTTGGAGGAGTACGCCGGAGGCTTTTGATGTCTTGTTGCAAATGTAAGGATATGATATTGTACAAATATAGATGTATGACCTAAAGATAAAAATAGACACGTAACTATGTGAGAGTGTAATATACAAAGCGAATATAGTGATAAGTTATTAGAAGATAATATGAATAGAGGTTGAGAGTATGTGTATTGTAAAGATATTCCGGAGACTTGAAAATATAATCAAGATTGGAGAATTGATAATGTACTAAAACAATATTATTGAGGAAAGTTTTAATTTTTAACTAATATAAAATGAATAAATTATGGATATTGTTGCCTATACTATTTCTTTGATGATGTACTATAAAGGTAGAGAATGAGGATAAGACATTAGATAGTAGGATTACTGCTTTGGAGAATAAGATAGCTAATATGAATATATCTTTTAATGATATATATACTAAAATTAATAGTTTACCAAATACTCAAGTATATAATGAACCAGAATATGTAAATCCTAACAGCCAGTGCTATGTATGAGACATCAGAAAGAGTGTTGTTTATATAGTTAGTCCGCAATGGGATGATTACGACACTCAGAAGAAATATTGTGTAGATGAGAAGCACTGTTTCAGGTATAGGATAGAGAAGATAGAATCAGTGTTTATGGATTGAGATTGTATAGATACTATAAATTGAAAATGAGTAGGGATGTTTTATGAGAATTTAGATGAAGCGGTTAAATTTGCGAAGATTTATATAGATGAGGGTAAGTTTTGAGACTTTATTTGAGCGTTAGATTAATTTTATTTATTAATATATATAAAGATGAGTTTAGATAGTATAAAAGAGTTAGTGGATAAGTTTGTAGAAAGACATCCACAGAGAAAACAGAGTGAGGTGATGGTGCAGAGGGCTATAGCAAGAGATGAGAAGAGAAGAAAGCTATTAGAATGAAAAGAACAAAAGCTAAAAGAGAGGGCTGAATGGAAAGCTAAGGAGGCTGAGAGGAGAAAAGAGTATTACAATGAACGATACAAGAAGAATAGAGAGGCTAAACTAGAATACAACAAGAATTATACCAATAACAATCCTGATAAGACACAGAAACGGAAAGAGTATTACAATGAACGATACAAGAAGAATAGAGAGGTTAGATTAGCTAAGGCTAAGGAAAATTATAGGCTCAAGAAACTTTTAAATTCTAATAAAAAATAAAAATGAACAAGATTAAGATTATGTTATTAGCTATTATTTTACTAGTATTAGGAAACTGATTTTTAGGGTACAAATACTATACAACTGATGTAGAATATAAGAAAGCTTTGAGTAACCAGAGTATGTTAATAGAAGATTATAGTGTAGCAGGAGATTATGTATTCTGTATGTGGGAGACTATCCAGAACGCTATGAAGTTTAAAGAAACTGATTGTAATGTACAAGTATATAAGCAAGAATTTGTAGAGAGACGAAATAAATACTATAACGCTTGAATTTTTACAAAAAAAGCGTATAATTAAACATATTTACATATTAATACTAACTAATGGAAAAAGAATTACTTGAGTTAAGAAAAGAACTCTTTGAGACAAAAGATATGAATAAGGTATTAATGGTACAGATATATAATTTAAGAAAAGAATTAAAAGATTTGAAAATATCTATTACCAAAAAAAAAAATAAGGTTATAGAATTAGCTTGGAATAAAAAACAATATGTTTGTAGAGATTGTTGAGTAACATTTGAGAAAGATTGAATAAGAAGGAATAACCTTAAGTATTGTGATGTATGTTCAAAAAAAAGATATGATGAAAACCAAAGAGAGCAGACTGAAAAGCAGATTTTAAAAAATAAACTAAATATAAATGGGAAACCAAAAGGAAAAAGGCAAATTGTTTACTAATAGTATCAAACCAGACACAACTGTAAAAGAGTTTGAAGAGGTAGTGGATACTGTTGTTATACCTGTAAAGAAATTTACAACTATAGTAGTTTTTGTAGATTATATAACTAACAGTGTATTAAGTAGGTATCCTGAATTCAAAAGATTAGTACAGAATGAATGGAACGAGTTAAAAGTAAACGATGAGATGTTAGAAATAATTAAGAGATTAACAAAGCTTTTTAAAACTAAATAATTAGTTATGACTAGAAAGAAAAAGGTAGAGGTTATTAAGAAAATAGATAATACTGGTAAGACATATATAAACGAGATGTTGTATCACGCATTAAAAAGACTAACTTGATTTGAAGATATAGTTGTATGAGAGCGAGTAACACTTTCAGAAGAAGTAAAACAAAAACTCAGAAGTATAGGTTTATAACTGGTAAAAAGATTTTTGTAAAATTCCCTTGTATTTTAACATTAATTGAATATAATATATTTATATAACTAAATAACTAAATAAAATGACAATACAAAAAAATAGAAATTATAATGAGTGATACTTACAGTTAGAATGACGACTATTAAAAAGATGAGAAGATTATTTTTGGAGAGGTAATAATACTACAGAGATAGTAGTTCTCATAAGGAACAAAGATTGAAAGTACAGTATAAAGATATAGTGGTGGGAGTAGTTAACCTAAGTGCAGTATGAGGTTATTTCATTTCCTGATACATACAGCCACATAAATTTCATTAGATTAAAATCGGATATACTGTGGGTGTTGTTTCCTATAGTATATCTAAACTTTAATTTAGTAACTAAAACAAAATGACTCATAACGAGAAAACAAAAAGAGTATTAATATTGCTATGTTCCTTAATGTTTCTAGCGTTTATAATTTTATTTGTAGTAAATAACAAAACTACTTGGCAAGAAGAAGCTGATAAATTCTGTAATGGATATGATACCTATAAGACACCAGTAACAGCTACAGATGAATTTTGTGATGCTTATATCTATAACCAAGACCAATTAGCTATGTTTGTTGGTAGTTATTGTAGTGGTAGTGATTTACTAAGTGATTGAGTTGTTGTCTACCACATAAATGATCCACAACCTAATGATTACCAATGTGAAGATATAAAAGTAGAAAGTATTAGTAATGAAAAGATGTCAGAAGAATATCTAAAAAACAAATTTAACGAAATAAAATAGGGATTTTAGTATACCCGTACTTATTCTTAAAACAAAATATGATCACTTGACTAATTCTTACAGGAGCTTTAGTGTGTAGTAGCGTATGCTATCAGAACACACAGAGTGTAGTAGAGATTTGTGATAGTAGAACAGTAATAGATAAAAAATTAAAGAAATTCTTAGTAAAAAAATGAGCTGGTAGTTTATATGGTTCTTTTATAAAGTACTGAAAGATGTACTGAATCAAACCTGAGTTGGCTGTATGTATAGCTGTATCAGAAAGTTGATTAGGAAAGAATATGAGTTATATTTGAAACATAGGTAATGTTTGATGAAGGGAGTTTAAATATGAAGACTGAACACCTGATATTAATAGATGAATAAAAGCTATATACCAAGTAGCTCTTAATTGAAAAAACTTATGAGGTAAAACTATAGTAGGTGATCTCTATACCAACTGAAACTGCCAGACTGACTGTAAAAGATATTATGCTAGTGGAAAAGGGGCACAGGGTAATGTTTTGAAGTGTCTGACTGAAATTTATTGAAAGAAAATATGACCTAATTTTAATTATAGGATAAAAAAGTAATGAGATTTTGAGCTTATCAGAGTATATGAAATTGAATGTGATTTTGAATGAGTACCAAGATGCCTTGATGTAGAGATTGGTTAATTTTCTTATTAGTTTTACGGATAATTTGAGCAATTTTTTGAAGTTAGTATAAAATAGTGTTGTTTTTTTGTAAAGATTATGTATAATCCCGAAAATTGTACATTTATTTTTGCATATTTTTTCAAAATGAGTAAAAAAAGTAGAAAATTTCAGAAAAATACTTGACTAGCAACAGTACAGAAAGCAACAGAGAGTACTGATGCCAAAAAGTTCAAAGCAATTTCATTAAATACCACTAGAGGGTATTCATCACCTCAACAAATAGAACAATACTGATTAAGGAAACCTTGAAAAGTAACGTTTAAAATACTTAGACAGATCGCTAGTAGAGATGCTATCATAAGAATTTGTATTAATGTAATTAAGAAAGCTGTATCTCAATCAGAATGGATAATACAAGTGAAAAAGAACGCACCAGGTAACATAAAGAAAGACTACGAGAAAGAGATAGATACTTGTTATAATCTTTTTGAGTATATGAATATGAATGGTGAGAATATGAGAATATTATTAGATAGAGTAATGGAAGATATTCTTACACTCGATTCTGCGTGAATAGAAATTATAAGAAGCTTAGATTGAAAAAGAATAGTAGCTTTGAATAGCGTTGACGGCTGAACCTTGAGACCTATATATAATGAGTATTGAGAACTAGGTGACCCAGCATACCTTCAGTTAGTTTATGAAAAAGTTAGATGTAGTTTCAAGAAAGAAGATTTAGTTTATATTATGGCTAACCCTAGTAATGATATAGATACTTTTTGATATTGATTATCTGCTATAGAATCAATACTACTTCAAGTACAAGCAGCGTTAGAAGCTGATATGTTTAATATAAAGCACTTTACAAAAGATAACTTACCTCCAGGAATATTAGACCTATGAGATATGACACAAGACCAAGCAGAAGAGTTTATCGCTACTTGGAATGCTACAGTTATATGAAATCCTCACTCAATGAAATTTGTACGAGGTTCTAGTCAAGAAAAGAAGTTTATACCTTTGAGTACATCTCAAAAGGATATGCAGTATATCGAATATATAAACTGGTTATCTAAAATAAAACTAGCTACTTACTGACTTTCTTCTATTGATGCAAATATATTGCAGGATATGACAAGAAGTACTTGAGAGACTATGCGTGCTTTGAGTAATGCTAGATGAGTAAGAAGTAATAAAAAACTTATAGAGGAATACTTCACAAGAAATATAATAAGATATATGGAAGAGTGAAACGATAAGTTCAAACGATTAGAGTTTAAGTTTATTGAAAGTGATAATGTAGATATACAGTTGAAACAAGCACAAGTAGATGATTTATACTTACAGAACTGAGTATATACAGCAAATGAAATAAGAGCTAGAGATTGAAAAGACCCTTTGAAAGAACCAATTTTTTCTGAGGAACTCTGAGCTAAATTGAGAACTGCCACAGGTAAACAACCTGAACCTTGATTACCAAAACAAGATAGGAGAGGGAAAGAAGAAAACGCAAAAGTAAACATTAAGCGTATGCCTTACAAGAAAGATATAGATGACGAAGATAATATGTTCCAAAAAGATTTATATTACGAAGAAGACTATGTGTAAAGATTGTATAGAAAAAAACTATGAAGATGAATATGAAGAGAACGCAGAGCTTGATGAAATTGAGTCAAGTGACGATTATGTAGTTACAGAGAAAAAAACACAGAAGTTACTAAAAAGTCAGCGAGATGAACTGGTGTTATCGTGAATAGTTTGGACTGTCTACAATACGCTATGAAAGAATGTATTAGAATGACTAGCAAATAATAAAGCTAGTGTAGAGGATAGGAAAAAATTAGAAGATTATATTTCCTGACAGGCTTCAAAAAAAATAAACAGTTTATCTAATACAGATTATAATGCCATTATAGGTATGCACTTATTATGAGTAGCTAGAATATGATGACAAAGTATACTAGACCAACTAGGTTCAAGAAAAGACTTTAAAATCTGAGTATGATTAGAAAAAATAATTGGGCAAAGGATAGGTACATTGATAAAGTGACTAGACAAAACTACAATGAATAAACTAGCTAAGAATATGGTTACTTGACTAGAAAATGGATTGACTATGAAACAGATGACTGGTAGCCTAATAAAACTTTGAAAAGAAATCGCTAGAGATAGAGCTTGAATAATAATGACTACTGAAAGTAACAGTTTATTACAATTTGTAAGACACGAAATGGCTAGAGTAAACTGAGCAGAAACAAAGACTCGGGAAGCTGTAGCTGATGAAAGAACTTGCTGACCTTGTAATAGTTTAAACTGATTAACAGTAAGAATAGGCGATAGTTTTCATTGAGTTGATGCTCCTCCATTACATCCTTCGTGCAAATGTACAATATTATACGATTTCACTAGTAGTCCAAAAGAATTTATAGATAGTTTTTAAATAATAAAAATACATATGAATACAAAACCACTAAAAGAGTACAAATGTTTCGTGTCTAAAAAAGTATTATGTAGAGCTGCAGGAGAATGACAGATAGAGATATTAAACGAAGACAATAGATTTACAAGCTATGTTTGAGAGAGTAGAATTAGTCAAGATATCTGACCTAAATGACAAGCGTTCCAAAATCTTGCTACAGATTTAAGATGTAAAGAATGTAAAAGATTATTAGGTAGAGCAATCAGTATTGATTCAGTAGTAGAGATTAAATGTAAACATTGTCACACTATTAATTTATTTGATGTGCAAGTAATAGAAAACGCAAGATTAGCTTCATTAAGTGTAAGTCAAAGAGCATTAATAGTAGAAAATAAAAGAAGGGCTATGACAAAAAATTAAAAATCTATTGCAATATTAAGTTATTTATCTATAATACGCCTAAATTATGTGAGGGCTAATCACCCTGAGCTTCGATTTGAAAGCCGACAAACTGAAAAGTATGTTGGTTTTTTATAATTTCAAAATAATCTATGTTCAAATTGAATATACCTATTACTAAGGCAACAAGAGATTCAAAAAGAAATGTATTGATGATAGAATGAATAGCCTCTGATCCTTCTATTGATAGAGATAACGAAAGGTTCTCAGAAAATGCTATTAAAAAAATGGCAGAATGAGTAATCAATTGAAATATACCTATTAGAGTAGAACACGAGAATAAATTCTATTCAGAAATATGAGTTTGGAAAGATGCTAGTCTTAATAAAGATATGCAGATGACCGTTAAATGAGAAGTAGATTTAGATTATAGCATTGGAAAAGACTTAGCTGTATTATTAGAGAAAGGAAAATCAGTAGCTTTATCTGTATGAGGTAAAGTAGTAGATGCTACATTTGAGTATGTAAAAGAAGCTGGTAGACAGATTAAAACTTTTACTGATGTGATGCTTACTGAAATATCTGTAGTTAAAAACCCTAGTAATATGAATACTACACTATCTATAGCAAAGTCATTTGATGTAGAGAAGCACGAGTATACTACTGAATGAAAAAAACTTATCGAGTATTATAAATGACTTAAAAAAAATAATGATTTAAATTCTTTAACTTATAATAATCAAGAGATGAACAAAACTAATTTCCAAGAAAAAGCTAATGTTGTAGATATGACTATAACTGCTGATGAAATTAATCTTATGGAGAAATGCTATACATTCTATGTAAATAAAGAATGAGCTAGACCACAAGCTAATGGTAATGACTTATCTGATAAAGAAGTTATGAAAGTAGCTGAGGCATATAGAGTTATGATGGAAAGAAAGAGACATAAAGTTTCACTTTGAAATAGAATGGCTTGAATGTTCCACAGTGATTTGCCAGTAAACCAATCTTGAGTTGGTGAAGGACAAATTGCAGTAAATAAAGATGTAAGTAAGAATTTATCAATTAACAATAAAATAATGAGATTTACTAAAAGTGTTGACGAAACTGAAGAGACTGTTGTTGCTGAAGAAGTTGTAGTTGAAACACCTGTTGAAGCTGTTGCTGAGGCTGTTGTAGAAACTGTAGTTGAAGAAGTGCCAGCTGTAGAAGAGGTTACTAAATCAGAAACACCAATCCCAGAAAACACAGAAGTAGTTGTTACTGAAGCAGTTACTGAACCAGTTGTTGAAAGCGTAGGCGAGGCTGAAGCAATTGAACCAGTAGAAGTTGCAGTAGAAACTGTACAAGAAGAGGTTGCGAAATCAACAGAAGAATGTAAATGTGAAAAATGTTGAGCTGAGATGGTAGGTAAAGTTTGCAAAGCATGTTGATATGCTAAAAATGAGGAAGAAGTTGTTGAGGAAACAGCTGATGTAGAATGAGTTGATAAGGCTACGCCTGTAACTCCATGAAAAGCTATGTCCGATCACAATGCAAAAAGACAAGCAAGAGAACAATTAGCTACTAAATCAGAAGATGAAGATGATACTGAAAAGAAAGCTCCTACAATCCAAGAAGAAGAAGAGGAAGCTAATGAAGAAGCTGATAAGAAAGTTAAAGAGAAGAAAGCAGAATGAATGAAAGAAGAAGATGAAGAGGAAACAGAAAAATCTAAAGTAAAAGCTTCTCCAGATAGAAAAGGTATTGATACAGTTGCTATGAGTAAAGCTATCAGTGATATGAAAGAAGAAATTATGGCTAGTGTATCAGAAATGATTAATGGATTGACTAAAACAGTAAGTAACTTACAAACTGAAATAGAAAAATCTAACAATCTTACTAAATCTTTTGAAGAAAATAAATTATCAACTATTGAAAAATCATACAGTGAACTATCTTGAGAATTTAATTCGTTAAAGAACTTAGTGGAGGTAATTTGAAATAACGCTGCTCCAAGAAAAAGTATTGCTAGTTATACAGCTTTAGAGAAATCTTTCTCAAGAGAGGAAAACAACAATGCTAGTTTCGAAGAAAGAGTTAACAAGATGATGGATGTAAATCCAAAAATGTCTTTATGAGAAGCTTTGGCTGAAGTAAAGAAATCAATGCAATAAAACTTTTATTTATTTTAATATTATTCAAATGGATATAAAACAAACATTAGAAAATGTAGAGAAGGCAATGTGAACGCCTGCTTACATACAAGGAGCAATCCTTACAAGAGAAAATCTTGACGCATTTATTAATAGATTGACTTTCAAAGAAACTCCAATTAGAGATAGATTGCCTAGAAAAACTGGTGCTGGTCTAGCTGCTTCTTGGAATGTATTGACTGCTATGTGAGTTGGAACTTCTGCTTTTGCTGAATGACTTACTCCTACAGAAGATGCTACAACTTACGCTAGAAGAAGTGCTATCTATAAAGAACTTGGTAAAACAAAATCTATTACTGATAGAATGCTCGCTGCTGGTAAATCTTTCATCGAATTAGAAGGTGAATTGACTGAAGTTGCTTTGAGAGAAGTTATCCAAGATGAAGAACAATTGATTATAACTTGAGATACTGGTGTTTCAGTATTACAATTCGATTGATTGAGAAAAAACATCGATATTCTTTCTGCTATCAACTTCTACGATGATAACAATAACGCATTAGGTTTCAGAACAGACCTTATTGAAACTGCTATCGAAGGTATCGTTAGAACTTACGCTCAAAGACCAACTGCAATATTTGTAGGTTACGGTATGAAGAGAGCTATCAATTTATCATTGATGGGTGATGTAAGAGTTAATCTTGATAACACAAACGAAGTAGGTACTTGAGTTGATGTTGGATTCTACCAATCTATGATCGGTAAACTTCCATTCGTTGCTTCATTTGCTATCGCTTCTGATGTAGTTACATTTGCTCCAAATATTGTTGAAGACTTCTATGTGGTTACTGAAAAATCACAAGGTCAAGATACATTATATATGGAAGATTTGTATGGAATGTGAAAATCTATGTTGGATAGGACTGGTGCTGCAATCAAATTCATGGTTACAGAAGCTACAGTATTCGTATGTAGAGCGAGTGAATTCCAAGTTCGTGTGGCGAATATTAGATTGTCTTAGTCGAAAATAAAATATAAAATAGAGGCTACCTGTCCTAATAAGGTGGGTAGCCCTTTCTTTAAATAATAATATTAAATTATGTATAAAATATCTGACTTATATATTGCTGCGTTCTTGAAATCTATATGATTTGAATATACTATTGAAGCTGCTTGAAAAAGATGTTATTTTATTTTTCCAGACGAAGCTAAAAAATCTGTAGAGGAGTTTGTAGTAAACTCAGATAGAAGTAACCATAATGTAAACGCTTCACTATTTATAAACGAAATAAAACAGTTAAAGGCTTACGTAAATAATCTTTAATACTTATAACGGCGTTATAACTCAATGATACAAACTTACAAACCAGGACAGACTGTAAAAATTAACTTTCAATTCTTTGATAATCAACAAGTCCCAGTGAAAATGGATAATGATTTGGTTTTGTTGAATATTGGCGAAGAGGGTAGGCATTCTTGGTATTTGAAAGATGTACCTATGACTTATAACCCACAAACATATTTCTATGAATATGTAGTAGTAGTCCCAGAGAATACACCATTTGGATTATATCCTATGAGTGCAACTTGAACTATACTAACAGTACCACAAACACAAACAAGAGATATAAGAATATGAGGAGGATATATAACAGTAGAAGAACTAAAACACATGTCAGTATGATTTGATTTCAGTAAATACTCAGACGAAGAATTAGAAGAGCTTACTACATTGGCAAAAGATATGATTGATGCTTATTGTGATTATGAACGATGAGTAGAAGTAATTACCCAAAAATGAGAAACTATAGTAGATAATCTAGGAAGAATATATTTGAGATTTAAAAGGAAGCCTGTTATATCAGTAAACTACTTAAGAGTCCGAGTTCCTGCGAGTACGTCTATAGTATTGTTTACAAGATACCTAGATTTATTCCCTGACCAATGATATGCTTACTATCCTATATCAACAGCTTATTGAGCAAGTGCTGTAGGAACATATCCATTATTAGTGTTAGGAACTATGGATAAATTACTGTATGTAGTAGATTATAAAGTAGACCCATTTGTACCTCCTATGGTAAAAAGAGCGTCTGCAATTGTATGTGCTAACTTCTTGAAATCAGACTTCTATAGAACCCAGACTTGAATGCCTTGAACAGTGTGACCAGTGAACATATTTAAGTCAGGAGCGTATTATGTCGGTTTTGATACTAAGAGCCTCTATAAAACTTGAAAATGATATTGAGGTGGTCAGTTTTTGACTCCAGATGTACAAGAAATCTTAGATAGATATAAATATATGAAAAATAACTCTATATTTTAAATTAATACATATAAAATGCTTTGAACTAACAAAAAAGGTGATATAAAAAGGTTATCAGTAGACAAAAAAAGCTACTCAGACCATTTAAAAGATGTAGAGTTCCGTTATGAGCCTATGTTGTATCAGAAATATGATATAAAAGCAAAGCAAATAGCGTTCAAATACTTCTCAGATGTAATAGACTTCAAAATAAACGATAGACTTATACACTGAAATAGACAATTTGTAGTGGCTTGAGCTGCTACATTTGATGATACACTTTGAGCACACATGGAAGTCGTAATGAGAGAGGTATGACCAACAAGTGTACACGAAGTAGTAAAGAGAAAGAAACTAGATACAGTACAAAGCAGTTATGATCCATTACTAGAGGAACGAACAGAATACGGAAAGCAATATGTAGAAGATGAGATATTAGTATTAGTAGATGCTATAGATTTAGCAAGAGGTCATATTATACAAATGCTAGATGCTTGAAAAATAGAACAAGTACAGTATATGATGACAACAGAAATCACAGAGGATATCAAGAAAGAAGATAGATTTATATATAATTGACTTGAATATATTGTAGAATGGATTATACCTCAACCATATCAATTATTAGTTTGACTGAATAAATCTAAAGTTAATTATATTACAAATTAAAAAATATGGCAGACTTTAAATGATTTTTAGAATTCTCAGCGTATCTTAAAGATGCAAGTGCTAATTTAGATAAGATGCTAGATAAGACATTAAAAGAAGTCTGAAAGTACTTAAGAGATAAGATAAAAAGCAAATACTGAGTAAGACAACCTTGACGACCAGCTTGAAGTAGTAATACTCCATTATTAAAGACTTGAGAGCTTAGAAACTCGGTAATGAATAGAAGATTAAATAAGAATACGGAAATAATATATATGAATGAAGTAAAATCTCGATTATGAGCTATACACGAATACTGACAATATATAAAGATGACAGACAAGATGAGGAAGTATTTATTTGCGGTAGTGTTTAAGTGACAAGAGAAAAAAGAGGGGTCAGGTAAAAGACCATGATATATCTATATACCACCTAGACCTATACGGAGATTTATACTAGATCAAGAGGAGTGAAACATAGCAAATATAATAGAAAAAAACTTTATAATATTTAAGTAGTTAATGTTTAAAACTGTCCCAGAGGAAAGATTCAAAAATGATGTACTAAAAACTTGGATAGCATACTTCAAAAATGACCCTGCTTTATCCTGAGTTTCTGTTACTTCAAGAAGACCTGATGTGGATACTACATTGAAATTACCTAATATATTGATAACTAGAATATGAAGTGAGAGCCGAGATTTAATGAGATTGAGTTGATTTCATTGATATCAACCAGCAGAGATACCTGATGCTACAATATGAAGATTAATGTGATATACTATGAATGCTACTTATCAAATTGATATAATAACTAAGACTATCGGAGATATGAATAAATATGTTTGAATAGTTGAGAGAAAGCTTAAATCTTCCACGTCATCTGATGTTTTCGCCGACCTATGATGACCAGTTCAGACAGTAATTCCTGTGTTGGATTTTGTAACGCCTACAGACCCAGAATGAGAAGTGACTGATTTGAAAATTAGATTTAGGTATCATAGAAATGTTGATTGTATAGAAAACACTGCGTTTGATGCTGAGTTACATCAGTACACAATAACAGTAGACTTCCGAGTTCACTATTTGAAAGAATATGAACTTCCTAAGATTAATAAAATAAAAATGTACGAAACTTTATACTAAAATTTTACTTAATAAACACTTAATAAATGTCTAATAACTTAGTCCCAAAGGTGATAATAACAGAGGCTGTACAAAGTCTAGCTGTACCAAGAGACAATCAAGTAGTTATAGGTATGATAGGTACATCAGCAACATGAACAGCAAATACTGTTTACAATATAGCTTCTGTTAGCCAAGCTGACACTATATTCTGAGGTAATTATTCCTATGGTGCAACTCTATGATTAATGATTAGAAGAGCGTTTGCTGAATGAGCCTCTTTGATTAGAGCTGTATCTATTTGACAACCTACAACTGCACTATTATGAAATGATATAATGTCAGCTAATTCTTTGGCTGGTGCTGATACCATTACTGTAGTAAGTACTGCTGGTTTCACTAACTGAAACGAATGTTATATTGGAACAGGACAAACTTATGGTTTTGAAGAAAAAAGAACTATACTTGCTGTGACTCCTACAACTATTCAGTTTACTGCTCCTTTGACTTTCCCTCACTATATCGGTGAAATTGCTCAAGAAGTAACAGCTAAAATTACTACTGATTATGATTTAGCTATACAAGCTATGTTGGAAGATGAACAAAAAACAACTGTAGTATGTGAACTAAATGATAATGCAACAGCAGTAAAATTAGAACAAATGTGTATAGATTCAAGAGATAAATATAATACACCTTGTGTATACTTTAGAGGTGCTGAAGCTACTGATGATGCAACTTCAATAATTGCAAAAGCTCAAGCTCAAAACTCTGATAAAGTTATTATCTGATACCCATTGTTAACTGACTTTAATTGAAAGACTGTAACATCTTGAGAAGCTGCGGCTGCTTTGTGTTGAGCTATTGCTTGAAACTGAGTACCTAAGTTGAATCATAATTTTACAGCGTTTGATTGATTTGGTTGAGTAGTATCTAAAATATCTGATATGGATGCTTTGATATCTGCTTGAGTAACACCAATTGAATTGAAATACAGTTCAATACATATCGTTAGATTAGTTACCACAAGTACTACTACAAATTCTGTACCTGATAAAACTCGACAAGAATGAGCAGTAAGACTTAATGTAGACTTTATCGAAAAAGCGATAACTAAAGTATTGCAACAAAAATTCTTACAGCAAGGTAACACTGCACAAGTAAGAGAAGCTATGAAAGCTGAAGTATCTGCTATGTTACAAAAATATGCAGCAATGGATATTCTAGTAGCTGACACAGCAACAAATACACCAGCGTTCAGAGAACCTGTAGTATCAACTGATCCAAATGACAATACAAAAGTTAATGTTGATGTTGAAATCGCTCCAGGTAAACCATTGAACTTCATATCATTGAACTTCAAAGTATATCTTTAATTTTATATTTTAAATAACCTAATACATAATGGCTAATACAATAAGAAAAGCGGACTTTCAGGATGCTGTAGACGTTGCTTCTTGTACGATTATGGTTAACTGAGTTGAATGGGGATTTGTAACTGGTCTAACAGTAGACTGAAAATCACCAGAAGATTTGATTAACTGCATAAGCGGTACACTAAGAAGAAGAAAACCACTTACAGTAGAACGAAGTGTTGATGCTGCAGTCTTGTATAGTAATATATGAGATTTAAAGAAACTTACAGGTTGATATGACCCAGCTACTACATCAGTAACTCCAGCTGTACTTTTCCAAATCATCGTAACATTCGAAAACCCTGACAAAACTAATCCTGATAACTTAGGACAAATCTTGACAATCAACGAATGTAGAATACAAGACCACACTATCAATGTAACTGAAAGTTCAACATACAAATTTAGTTGAAAAGCTAAAAACTGGACTGTCACTACTAAATAAATTTCCTTGGGAGGGTCGAAAGACTCTTCCTTGTTTTATAATTATAATATATATAAATGAATACAGAACAAATGTCTTTTGCAGATGTAAGGAAAATGAGAAGAGGCACAAACGCTTTTGAAAAATATAATTTTCCTTTCACAGATATTCCTATGGCTATAAGAGTGCTTACTCAAGATGATATTTTGAGGGCAGCAAATAAATGAAGAGAGATAGCAGAGAAAGAACTTACTAACGCTAACGAAAACGAGGTGATAGAATTATCTATGAGAGAATTACTATATAAAGCGGTATTAAAAGTACCAGAAGATTGAGAAGATGTGAATAGTGTAGATTACTTCTTTGCTTCACCTAGTGAGGTTTGAGAACTTACAGTAGACGAGAAAGACCTACTTATAGAACATTATAACGAAGTTCAAGAAAAATATGCACCACAACAAACATTAAATACACCTGAAGATTTTGATAATCTAATATCAGAACTAAAAAAAAAATCACAAATCGGGATGTCTTTAAGTACCTCCACGCTCAGAAAGCTATTAGAATATATGGTAAAAGATATGAGGACATTACTGAATGACAATGGTACTACATCTATGCCTGTGAACAAATCAAACGCTGACGAGAAGAAGAAGCGTACGAATCTGCCAAAGGTGGGGATAAGTCTGAAACCAAAAAATACGTAGATAAGAAATTCGAGGAGAAACAAAGGATAGTAGAAAAGGCATTAGAGGAATGAAAAAATCCAAAAGAAGAGTTAGACAAACGAATGAAATCTTCATCAAAATAATTATGTAAATTATGGTATCAAAATGATTAGATGTAAAAGTAGCGATTGATGTTAATGCTGCAAAAACAGCGTTGAATTGACTTATCGGTTCTGTAAAAGAACTTGATAATGCTTTCAAGTCTATGAAAACATGAATAACAAATACTGGTTGAGTTGCTAACACTTCTGCTAGGAATTTTTCTACATTATGAAACGCAGCAAAGAACGCATGAAACACAATGAAAACAGCTTTTTCTGGAGTAAGGTGAACTATAAATTGAATTTGAAGTAGTGTTTTTTGACTATGAAGACAATTTATGTGATTCATGTCAATTATATGATGAATAGGGCTAATATGAAGTATTAAAAACCTACAATCTTTCTCTAAAGAATTTTGATTGTTACAAGCATCGGCATATATTACAGATACAGTAGGGACAAACATTCTAAAAAAATGAGTATTTAATATATCAAATAGAACGGGAGAAGATGTAGAATCTGTAGTTAAGTCTACTACACAAATATTCGGTGCGTGATTACAGCCTACAGCTCCAGTAGGTACAGAGGAATATAAGAAACAAATCTCAGATGTTATAAAGATGCAAGATGTGGTTTCAAAATTTGCCTTATGAACTTGAACTACATCAGAGGAGGCTTGAACAGCTATAATCAAATATATGAACTCATTTAAAATGGATGTACATGATATAGATAATTGGACTACAGCGGCAAATGTATTTTCTCAAACGCTTGATCAATGATTATGAGTAATGAATGAGTATATAAATCAGTTTTGAAAATTTGGAGCAACAGGTATGGCTGCTTGACGGTGACCTTGAGAAACAGCGTCTGTATTTTCTGTATTTTCAAAATTTATGACTCCAGATGATGCTTGAAATCAGACAAGGATGCTTTGACAATTTTTCTGACAACAAGTAAAACAAGCATTCTCTTTTGAAAATCAGATGAAGAGAGTAAAAAAAGAAGCTATGGAAAACTTTAAAATTACTCCTGAAGACCAGAAAAGAATACAGTCTATGACTGTAGCTGATTTTGCTAATATCTCATTCGATAAGAAGACTGGTAAGCAAAGAGACCCTTTGTGAATACTAACTACTTTCCGTGAGACAACAGCATGAATGTGAACTATGGCAATTCAAACTTTTGTTAGTGCTTACTCTTGATGAAAGGTGACTATAGCTAATGCGTTAAGGAATTTACTACCAGAGTCTACATATAAAGACTTGATAAGAATACAAGCTAAAATGGGAGAGATAAATTGATTACAGACTAAGAAAAAAAGTGGCGAAATTACAGATAAAGAATACAACAAAGAAATGGATTTGATAAGCAGAAAGTATGCTATTATGACAGAGACTTTCGATACTAAATGGAAAAGATTTATTGGTTGAATGAGAAATAGTATAACACAAGTCTCTGATGCAGTAGCTCCTGCTATTTGAGTATTGTTGGAAAGTGCATCCTGATTCATGACTTGAATAGATTTTAATACCGCAGAAAGCGTTATAGCATCTTTTAAAACCGCCAGAGAGCAAATAGAGGCTTTAGATATTAGCCCTGCATTTAAAAGTTGATTAAACTGAGTAGTAGATAAAATAGAGGAATTTCATACTTTTATGAGTTCTGATGAGTGAAAATATTATTTTGAAGGACTGAAGTCTTCAGCTAATTGATTTCTTTG